ATCGAGCAAGAGAGAGCCGCCGCCAAGGCTGTGAAGGATGACGGCTTCCGTCTTGACCAGTGGATTAGTGCTCACGCATGGGACTGCGTGAGCCACCTCGGAAATCCTTACTACCGAGTCAACTGGTACAAGCAGAACGAAGGTCTGGTGAGCTTCGCTCGAATTTGCTCTTTCGTCGCGCCTCGTCGCGAGTTCTGGGAAAGCAAGGGCAAGCCGAACATGAGCCAGTGGCCTTACGATCAGATCGAAAACTTTTATTCAGAGATGGCCGCGTAAGCGGCCCTTATCAGGGAGAAGAAAATGGCAAAGTACAACAAAGAAGCGGTGGACAAGGCGATCAAACGCGACCCGCGCATCAAGGGCAAAGAAGCAAAGGCGATTCATCGACTGCTGAAAGGGAGGGGCAAATAACATGGGCCCATCTGAAATTCTGAAATATCGACACTACCGCATCGAGAGATGGGATGGTGTGGGCTCGGGGGGCAGAGACCTTTTTTATGCCTACCCGCCGAATCGAACCGTCATGGTTGAGGCCAGCGCAAGTCTGCAACGCCTGCATGACTGGATTGACGGCGCTCTTGCTGGGGAGCATTGGCACCCGTATGTCAACGGAAAGACGTGGGGAGGGGAAATCGAGGCCGCATAACAGCGGCCTTTTTTATGACAAATCGGTCTAATATTCCTGCATCAATTTGTATACATCGACACGGAAAGGTGTATAGTAGGGATGTCGGGGTGGTCCTGACGAGAACAGGGAGAGCGACATGGAAATGAAGATCGAGCGTTTAGTTGAGGCTCGCAACAAAGTCATCGCGGAGATGGACAAGGTTTGCCCATCTTGGCAACCGAAAAAGCTGAGAGCCTTACAAGTGGCCGCTGGGTTGCTTGCGGCTGAAATCGGCAAGGTCAAAGGGGCCGCGTGAGCGACCCCAACTTAACGGGGAGAGGTAAGTAATGTGGGATTTTGATTTCATTGCAATCAAGGATCGGCTTGCGGCCTATCGCAAGGCCAGCGATGCCGCCTACAAGGCATGGCGCACTCGACTTGAGAAGGCCATGGCTGACCGCAACAATGGCATCCCGCCAGTGCGCGGCAAGAACAGGGCTGGCGTGGAGACTACTTACCACGCGCCTTGCGACGGCTATCTGCATGAGTGGATGGAAGGTGATCGCAAGTGTAGTGATCACTTCATGGGTGGTCAGTTCCTGCCGATGGACAAGTTCAAGGAGCCGTGGATTCAAGACGGTAGCCTTGCTGGCTTTGACGCCGCCGTGGGCAACAAGCTGACTGACGTGCCTATCGAGGCGCTTGGCCGTTCCGAAGCGGCGTGCCGAAACGCCATGGAGGCAGAGCCAGACTATTATCCGTTCTGCTTGTCTTTCAACGATGCTGTTGGCGAACCCGTTCTGAAGCAGGGCGCGCCCTACTTAGCGAAGTATGGTCCCTTTGCTGGCAAGTTCATGTGCTATGTCTACTTCAATGGCCGAGTGCCGCGAGACGTTGTTGACGCTGTTGCGGATTACTTGCTGGCGGATAAGCGAGCCGTCGAGGCCAAGATCGCGGCGGAGCGAGAGGCCAAGAAGGCTGAGCAGGAAGCCCGAGCGGCGGCCGCGCCTGACGTTCCCGAGGAGCGATTGGAAATCGTCGGTGAGGTTCTGACCCTCAAGTGGCAGGACAGCGATTGGGGCGGAGCCCTCAAGATGCTGGTCATTGATGATCGAGGCTTCAAGGTTTGGGGTTCTGTGCCGCGAGCCATCGAAGATGATCTTGTGAAGGGGATGTGGGTTGCCTTTGTTGCGACTTGCGAGCCCAGCAAGGATGACCCGAAGTTTGGGTTTTTCAAGCGACCCAGCAAGGCGAAGTGCTGGGATCCAGAGGAGGTGGCCGCATGAGTGAGCACATCTGGGCTTTTCTGCTGGTGGCTTTGCTGAGCCTTGTCTTTGGGTTGGTGGGCGAGTCTGATTATCAGGATGCGCTCGATGAAGAAGCCCTGTATTGTCAGCAGACGTTGTTGTTCAAGCGCACGGGTGGTCAGTCAGGCTGGCCTGATTACAAAGGCAACAGGGAAAAAATTTGCGAATGAGATTTTGCCCAGAGTGTTTGCGCGTTAACGGCTGTCATCCTAACTGCCCCGAGGCAGAGGATTGGGATGGAGAAGAAGAAGAGGAAGAGGAGCAGGAAGAATGGGAATAGAGCCAGCTTATCAGTACCGCGCGAAGGTATGCCGGGTCATAGACGGAGATTCAGTGGTGCTGGATCTCATGTTAGGGTTCTCGATAGAATTGAAAGGTCAGCACTGTCGCCTGTACGGATTGGATACAGCGGAGAAGCGCGGATACAAAGACGCGCCTGATCTCAAGCAGTTAGGCATTCTCGCCACTGAATTTGTCAGGAACGAGGTGGCCACGAAGGGCCCGATTGTTACGGTAAAGACCGTGCTGGATGAGGAGCGTGGCAAATATGGCCGCATTCTCGTGGAGCTATTTTTCCAAGGCGACGAGCATAGTCTCAATCACACCCTGCTCGCAGAGCGTTTAGCCGTAGGCTATTACGGTCAGGGTAAGGGCGATCTGTTCGAGGCGCATCTTGCCAACGTGACTTATCACCAAGAGCGGGGCACGCTATATGGGGAAGATTAAGTTCGAAGCGGAGCTTGAGGCGGGAGAGACGCTGATTATCTCAGCGACCCTCGAAGAGGGCGTTTTTATGTCTTACCCGCAGGAAGATGACGATTATCACGACGATGAAGAGGAGCCAGAGCGGGACAATGTGATCCCGCTCGATCCTCAATAAAGCTCGTCGGCCCCAAACTCCACGACATTGTGATGAGCGTTGAACGGCGTAAACACGTCCGTTTCCAAGCACTCCAGCCCAATCTTGAGCGCTTGCTCGTTGCGCGCATCCCCAAAAGCGATGGCTTCATCGCTCAGTGTGTACACACCAAACGGGTAGGGATGCGCTTTCTCTACGGCCAAGAAATAGAATTTGTCGGCCCGTAACCCCACAGAATGCGCGCCATTGAGGTAGTAGGCCGCCTGCTGGTAGTAGCGGAAGCTATTGATCGAAGATCGGAATCCACGGGGAGACGCATCCCGCGCGGTCTTGAGATCCCAGATGTCGGTGCCGGTGTACCAGTCCATACGGCCCTTGCAGGGCTCGCCGTGCCATTCCCAGCAGATGACAAGCTCGACCCTATCGGATTGCTTGGGGATGTAGTCGGATAGCACAGCGCGGCGCTCCATGCAGACATCAAACAGATCCTGCTTGATTGGCGTGCGATTGCCTACGGTATCGAGCCAATCGGCATAGGCTTCCTTGCCAACCTTGGTGCGCCTGTCGACAGCGGGCTCGATCACAAACTCGTCATCGAACTTCTCCAGTTCTGAGAAGACAGTGTGCTGAACGCGGCCCTCCAGTAGAGCGGGCGATTCCGAGATGTCGCGTTTGTTGCGCCAGCGATAGGGACATTTGATTAGNTCGGTNAGATCGTGAGATCGCCAAGCGGGAATGGCCGCATANTCNTCATAGGTGAGGCCGTCGTAAACACCAACTTCAAATGTATTCATTTATATACCCTCTAGGTCTCTTTGTTCGTGAACGAGCTTCATGCCGTATTCGTTGATGCCTTCTTTCGGGCAATGATCTGGCTTGAAGATTAGCTTGTTGCTACGAAATGACGAGTAATCGACATGGTGGTGCCACCGATTGAAACGCCACACGACGCTGGCCACATCTGGGTGCAAGTCCGCCAGCATTTGGCTTTTTGGCTTGGTGCCCTCTTCTGCATAGAACTCTTTAGTGTTGCCGCCCTTCATGCGTTGGGTTGTGACTTTCCCGCACAGGAAGGCGTTGAACTGCACAGTGCAGTAGCCGTCTTTCAGCACGCGCAATGACAGGTCGGTATCTTCGTTGTAGCGCCCTCGCCACCTGTAGGGGATGTCGTTGCGTATCAGCAGGCAGGAATAGATCCTCGTGTTCAGCACGAAAGGTGGCACCGGATCTGCGGCCTTGGCAAAGCTGTAATAGTTGAAGCCAGCGATGGCGACATTTGTATACCTATTTACAAAATCCTCTGCGGCGGCGAATGTTGCGTCACCCTTCACTCGGACTTTTTTGTTTCTGTTGAGCCGGTGAAAGTTTTCAAGATTGTCATCGAGCACCCAATGCCAAGCGTGACCTTCTGCTATAGCGTGATCCCACGCGAAATTACGAGCAGAGCCGGGCCCTTTGGACCTGCCAACAACAGCATCGCAAGTGTCATATTCATCGAGATAGGTTTGCGGCAAAATCAACAAGTTTTCTGCGCCGTATCGATTGGCGTAAAGATCGAACTCTTGTGCTTCCACAACGATTCGAAAAGGGACGCCCATGTTTGTAAGCGCCCTCATCGTTACCGCATTGTCTGACCTACCCTTGCTGACTATGTAGATGGGATATTTTTTCATCGACATAGATCATTTGATTGTGCTCAGCGCCCCAATGTGATCGGAACGGGAACCATATGCTCTTGGTTTTGTGAGTGAGTTTCTGGGCAATTAATTGTGCAAACTCTTGCAAATCAGCCTCAGTTTCGAAGCGGATGTTAATGCAGGCGTGTGGCTCCTGCCGATCCTGCACAAACTCTGGCATATCCTGCCAATGCTCATCCCACCAATTTGGCTCTTCACCGAAAAGCGTTTGTTGCTCACTCACTCTCGGTCTCCTCGATCCAGCGCTGTGCATACCAGATCATCTTCCGCATATCGGCCACCTCGCCCTTCCTATCGGCTCGCCACGCATATTTCATAATGTTTCCGTGCAGATACGCTTTGAAGCCGATAGGGCCAAGCACCTCCCTGATGGCGTCGATAGCCTCGATAGCGCCGTGCTTGTTGTAGTGCGGTGGCTTGTGGATTAGATCAAGACCATCCGCGATCTCTTNAAACGTCTTCTTAGCCGNTNTATCCCATTCGGCGGGGGTTGCATCATCTATGGACATCAATCGTCTCTCAGTAGGCGTTTAGAGCGCTCCAGACAGCGCTGATACGACCAGCTACACCAGTCGCGCTTTCGTGGCGACAACACAGCGTCGAGGACGCGCCGCACCAGATACCAGAATGATCCGACATCCGAGCGAAACGCCCTTGAGCTTATTGTTTCGGCTGGATTGCCCAGCAGGAGCCCGTTAAGCAGTTGTGAGCCCGTATCGACGAGGTGCAGGCCCAAGAGCCCTATGCCTTCGCAAATATCGCTCACAGGGCGTTCAGAACGGTATGTCATCGTCTTCCGCGAGCGGTGGCAGTGGCTCTGAGGGCTTCTTTCCTGCCGCCAGCACCTCTGCCTGCGTCATGCTCATGCCTGATTGCTTTCCCCCACTGGTTTCCCCGCGCTTTAGCGCGGCCTGCAT